ATTTTTTTGGTTTTAATACTGCCTCTCTTTCTGCAAAATTACTTATGATGCTTCGTTATGGTAATTTTGTTAATAGTTTTGCGGATGTTTCTGTTTATGGAAATTCTTTTGGATTGAGTTCTGATCCTGATTTTTCTTTACGTGCTTATAATGGTACTTATGCTTTAAACATTTTGCCTCTTGCGGCTTATCAGAAGATTTATGCTGATCATTTTCGTTTTAGTCAATGGGAATCTAATGAACCATATACTTATAATTTTGATTGGTATTCTGGTGGTAATGTTTTTGCTTCTATTCAGGTTAATCAAATTCGTGAGTATGTCGAGAAAAATAATCTTTTAACTCTTCGTTATGCTAATTGGCCGAAAGATCTTTTCATGGGTGTTATGCCCAATTCCCAGTTAGGCGATGTTTCTGTTGTGGATGTTCTTCCTGAAGGACAATCTATTAATGTTATTGCCGATGTTTATGGCGCTGATTCTTCTGGTGCTGATGTTACTGGTAAAATTGAGATGTCGCCTGTTGGTGGTTCTGAACGAAATGTTTACAACATTGTTCCTTTTAATCCTCCTTCTGGAGAACCTACTTTAAAAGCTAAGTTTTTGAGTAATCAGTTACAGGCTTCGTTTACCGTTCTCCAGCTTCGTATGGCAGAAGCTGTTCAGCGTTATCGTGAAGTTTCTCAGGTTGCTGATCAGACTGCCCGTGATCAGATTTATGCACATTTCGGTGTAACCTTGTCTCCGGCTCTTTCTGATACCTGTTTCCGTATTGGAGGTTCTGCTTCTAATATTGATATCTCTGAGGTTGTGAATAATAACCTTACTGGTGAAAATCAGGCTGATATCATGGGTAAAGGTGTTGGTTCTGGTCAAGGAGGAGTAAATTTTTCCTCTGATGAGTATGGTATTTTGATGGCTATTTATCATGTGGTTCCTCTTTTGGATTATGTGATTACCGGCCAGCCTCAGGATCTTTTATATACCAATACTGCTGATCTTCCTTTCCCGGAATTTGATTCTATTGGTATGCAGTCGCTTCATTTTGGTAGGTTCTTTAATTACGATTCTGGTGCATTTGCTTCTGATCCCACCGCATCGGTTATGGGTTATACCCCGCGATTTATTGATTTAAAGACCGACTATGATGAAGTGTATGGAGCTTTCCGTTCTACTTTGAAATCTTGGGTTGCTCCACTTGATCCTGAGTATCTTTCTAGATGGGTGACTTCTACTATTCGCCCCGGCGAGTCTACTCCTACGTATTCCTTGAATTATGGTTTCTTTAAAGTAAATCCGTCCGTTTTGGATAGTATCTTTAAAGTTGCTGCTGACAGTTCGATGGATACTGATCAGTTTTTGTCTTCGTTGTATTTGGATGTTAAGGCTGTCCGAAACTTCGACTATGATGGTATGCCTTATTAAAGATGTTCATTATGAGTGATAAGAATATTGTTTCTGGTTTGTCTTCGGCTATAGCCGTTGTTGTACAGCCGATTGAATCTCTTCGGTTTTATACCGATGAAGATGGTTGTATTCATATGAATTCCGATGTCAATCTTCTTATGAATGCAGAGCGTATTCGTAATCAGATTGGTGAAGAAAACTATTTGAATATTATTCGTTCTATTCAACCCTCCCGGTCTCCGTATAAGCAGAAATTTGATGATGATGCGTTGATTTCTACTTTGAAGTCTCGCTATTTACAGTCTCCGGCTGAGGTTGATGCTTGGATGGCTAGTCTTGATCAGAAATATCAGGATATGGTTGCTGAGGTTAAAGAAGCCGCTATGGCTTCCCAGCCTAAGGTTGATTCTGAACCTGTTCAATCTACTGAATAATGGGTCCGCTTGTTGGTAGCGCTATTGTTTCAGGTGTTTCTGGACTTCTAGGTTCTGGTATCTCTGGCGGCATGTCTAAACGTGCTGCCAAGGCTTATAATAAAGGTCAGAAGGAAATCGCTCAAATGAATAATGAATGGAATGCCCAACAGGCAGCTATTAATCGCGAGTGGCAAACTTCTGAACGTAATTCCCAAAACCAGTGGACCTTGGAACAATGGAATCGTGAAAACGAGTATAATTCTCCGGCTGCGCAACGCGCCCGCCTTGAAGAGGCCGGATATAATCCTTACATGAATGGACTTGATGGCAATTCTGCAGGTGTTGGTGTTACCTCCTCCGGTGTTTCTGGAGTAGGTAATCCTACTGCTCAGATGCCTAATCAGGTTCCTGAAACCTTTCAGATGGATTTTAATAGTATCGGAGATGCTATTAATTCTTATTATAGTAATCAACTTTTAGCCAATCAGGCAAAAGGTCAAGGTATTATGAATGCTTTTGATATGCAGTTTGGATCAGATTTTCGTAAATCTCAGATTCTTTCCAATATTAATGGAGAGGTTGAGAGTCTTGATCCTGCTTATTGGAGTATTCGTCGTGCTATGGCTCCTGAGATGGCTGTTACTGGTATAAATAAGATTCGTCAGGAATATGAAGCAGTTCGTACTCATACTGAACTTACTGCTGCTCAGGCTCTTTTGACTAACCTACAAGGTAAAGGTCAGGAAATCATGAATAAGTATCTTCCTGCTCAACAGCAGGTTCAGGTCTATTCTCATGCTGCATCACTTTTTGCTCAATATGCTCAAGGTCTGTTATCCTTGGCTTCAATTAAGAATCGATTGGCAGAATATAATGAATCTATTGCCCGTGCTGCTGGTATTCGTATAAGTAATAAACAGTCCGCTGAACTTTCTGATTTCTTTGTACGCGCAATGAAAGAAGAGTATCAGTCTAATGCTGCTTATTATCGTTCGTATAAATCTCTTGCCGGTGCTGTTGCTACTGGTAGAGGTAATATGGATATCTATCAGTCTCAGATTTCTCGCCTTGAAAAACAGATGCAGGAATTACTTTGGTCTCGTGAAGGCCATTCCATGCTTAATCGTAAGAAGTATTACCGTGCTCAACAGATTTGGAGAGATTTCTTTTTAAATACTGTTTCTGGTATTGGTACTGCTGCTCTTAAGAAAAAGTAATTAATCCTTCCGGTTTATAGCCGGAAGGGTTTTTCAAATTTACCTGACTCGATTGACATTATTAAATGTTATTTAACATTATATTGTTTGCTATTCATAATAAAATGCTACCTTTGTAATGTAATTAAAAACAAAGGATATGAAAAGCATTAGATTATTAGAAACTAGTTTTAACGAAGCGGAAGTTATTTATTCTGTTTTTCAGGATTGTGCCGTCTTCGCGGTAATTGGAGATGGTAAATTGATTCCTGTTTATGATTTTAGTAGGAACAATTCGCATTCTACAGCAAATTCATTGAGGAAACTCTTCCCCGGTGATATGATTAAATTTTATTTTCGGTGTTCACTTGATTCCCAGCGGACTTTGCCAAGTCCTTATGGTTTAAAGATTGGAAATTGTTACCTTTATTTTTAATTTGCTGCTATGACTAAAGAAAATTTGCTTTTTGTTTCTAGTACACTGGATCAAAGAAGACTTATTAAACTACTGCCGAAGGCACCATTAACCGAGTGAGAGAGCGAACGAAGTGAGTCTCGGAATCCGGTAAACATCCTAGCGCCCTTGAGTATAGTGTCTTACTCTTGCGGCGCTCTTTCTTTGCTTTGTGTTAACCACGTCTCATGCCGTCAGCGAAGCTGACCCGTAAACATCCATTACGTCATGTTCAGTCACGTTAGGTTCCGTGTAGGGCGCGATGCTGCGCCCGGAACAGACCGAATGGTCTACAAGCGGAGCGCCGGCCACAGGCCGGATAATAAAAGACAAAAGGAGCAGGAAAGGAATTTAGGCTTCCTTAGAAGCCGTTAAGAATTTCTTTACTGTTCCGGTCCGTAGGATTTGTCATCCTTTAAACGTTGTTTGGCGAAGCCGTGTGCACGGAGGATTTAGTGAAGCCTACACTTTTGCCCGAAGGGAATCGATGTTACCTTCATCGATTCAACCCTCTTGTCCTTACTATGCAAAAGTGACACCCCCCATCCCACTGGATTCGAAGAATCCATTGTGCGTTGGCGTGACCGAGCTAGACGAGCAAATGAACAAAAGTTTATTCCCGGGAGGACACGTAGTGTCCGACTCGCGAGTCGGTATCGCGAGGTCACAGTGGAGGTATTATTTTATTTTATACCTTCTATGAAAATTATTCATACTTATTTTTTTGCTAATGTCTTATTTTGTTCTATTTTTGTGTTGTAATCAATTATTTATAGATATGTTATTTAAAGTAGCTAAACATTCGAAATCCAACGATCCTCAGCGTCCTCAGGAGCCTGTGATCTATGTTGTTGAAGAAGGTGAATTACTTCACTTTCTGCATGAAAATTTAAAACCTAGTTCCGGTAACGTGCTTGTATTTGATTCCTTCCCCGAGGAAAATCTTTATCTTTTGTTAAACGATAAAGACTAGGTTTTTACATCATGGATACTGCAGAGTTCGTTAATAAATTTTATACGGAGTGTCAGCACAAACGTGAAGTCATTAATCCTTATACAGGTGATATTATTCTCGTTCCCTGTGGTGTCTGTGATGCTTGTAGAGTTTCTAAATCCATTCTTTCTGAAAATCGTATTTATGCTCAAAAGTTTGTTTCAAAATATTGTTACTTTGTTAGTCTCACTTATAAGAATGAGTTTATCCCTTATTACGAAGTTGAAACTCAGGAGATCGACGAAGATAATATTGCTGTGCATGCTTTTGTTCGTCCTCGTCGTAGGCTTACTCGTACTTTCACTTTTCATGGTGTTAAGCATGTGCGGCCTGTTCTCGGCTTAGCGATGGATCAGTCATTTGAGTTTGATTTTTCTTGTAAGAAAGAGTATTGGAATCGTTATTCCCGTCAGGCAGATTTATCTTTTAAAGGTAAATACCCTCAATATGCTGGTCGTTATGGTTTTCTTTGCCATAAGGACCTCTCGTTATTTATGAAACGTGTACGTAAGCAAATTCTCTTACGTGATTTAAATCCCGAAAATGAAAAGTTACATACATACATTGTGGGAGAGTACGGACCCGTCTCTTTCCGCCCGCATTTCCATATCTTATTTTTCTTTGACTCCGACAAACTCGCCAAGAATTTTATCCGAGTTGTTAATTCATGCTGGAAATTTGGACGTGTCGATTGCTCTGCGTCCCGAGGACAGGCTGAGTCGTACGTTGCGGGATATCTTAATAGTTTTACGTCTCTTCCCTTACATTTCAAAGAAAATCGTTGCATTCGCCCTTTTGCACGATTCTCTAACCATTTTGGATTTCATTTCTTTTCATCTTCCATTGAAGAAGGTAGGAAGGGAAATTTTTCTAAGCTCCTTGATGGAGTCAGCGTCCCGGTCAATGGCAAGTATAGAGTTATTCGGCCATGGAGCTCGATTATCGATACCTGCTTTTTTCGACCCGTCGCACACGGCCGTCGCACTGTATCTGAATATGTTGAGGTATTACGACATGCTCGGAATATTTGCCAACGGCCAGCCTATTGGAAGTCATCTATCTTTCAAATCCCCCGGCTCATCTACCAGCATTATTACGCGTCTGACAGACAGACCCAAACAGTAAAAGAGTTGTCAGAAGATTCTGTTATGACTGATACTATGCAGTTTCTTCATATTGATCCTACCCGGGGTGCTCTTGGTGATGAATTTTTTGAGCGATCTTTTTGTAGTCGCTTTTATATATTTTTCCGTCATTGTGAGAGATTCTTGTCTTCGATGGGATTCTCTCTTTTCTCTCCGCGAGTAGATTATAATAGGATTTATTCCGCTATTAAGTTATCTAAAGAATTTTTTGATGTTAGAGAAAAACAAAGTCTCCACGATCTTTTTTCAGATTCTCAGGCTTTTGAGAGCGATTGGTCGGATATTTTTTGGAATCAGACCGAAGAAAGACAAAAAGAATTTGCAGAATCAGGTTTAGGTTCTGTTTGTCGTACGAAACTTTCTGCTCTTGTGCATTCGAAGGTGAAGCATCGTCATCTTAACGATATGAATAATTTCTTTACAAAGAGAGCCAATTATAATGTCTAGTCGTCGTCCTTACAAAGCGTATTTGTATCAGTCTTCTAATATGTTGGAAGATAATCAGTTTTATCTTGTGACTGAGATTTATTTGAATGCTCGATCTTTTACGGAATTTTCTCATAAGGTTGCGAAGCTGAATCAGATTCTTTCGGATTTTCATTATGCAGAATCCTTTTATTCAGTTGTTAATTTAGGCGATATCTATTATCGCGAAACTTAATTTTATGGCTTCAAGTTTATTTTCTTATGGAGATGTTCGGAATCATCCTCACAGGTCCGGTTTCGATCTCTCTCGTCGTATCTGCTTCACCAGCAAGGCTGGTGAGCTTTTGCCAGTTTATTACAAACTGGTTTATCCCGGTGACAAATTCAATATTCGTCACCAATTGTTTACCCGTACACAGCCTGTGAATACAGCTGCGTATACCCGTATCCGTGAGTATTTGGATTGGTATTTTGTACCTTTGCGTTTGATTAATAAGAACCTTCCTCAGGCTCTTATGAATATGCAGAATAACCCTGTTCAGGCATCAGGCATTAGTACCAATAAGATTGTTACTAATGATATTCCTTATTTTATTTGTAGTGGTTCTACTGTGTCCCTTACTGATCTTTTAAAAAATATGTATGGTACCGGCCAGGCTGAATCTCCTTCTGTTTTGAATTTTTTTGGTTTTAATACTGCCTCTCTTTCTGCAAAATTACTTATGATGCTTCGTTATGGTAATTTTGTTAATAGTTTTGCGGATGTTTCTGTTTATGGAAATTCTTTTGGATTGAGT